GTGAAATTATTTGGCTAATAAGTTTCACTTTTAGAGTGGATTGTTCCGCCTTATGGTAGATATTCCAAACAGTGCACCCTCGGCATTTTTTGCAGGCGATACAGTCAAGTGGCTGCAACGCGCTGCAAACTATTTGCCATCTGATGGCTGGACACTGACTGCCGATTTAACCAATAGCTTAGGTCATTATACCATCACATCAACGGATAACGGTGATGGCCAGCATTTATTTTTATTGGCTGCTTCCGCATCTGCCCTTTTTGCAGTGGGTGAATATCGCATGGGTATTGCAGCGACCAATGTTGCGGGTGAGCGCTATACCATTGCCACGGCAAACATTGAAGTTCGTCCTGATTTATCAGGTATGGCTGATGCACGTTCACAGGTTAAGAAAGACCTTGATGCGCTTAATGCATGGATCACTTCAAGTGATCCGAAAGTTGCAGAATACAGCATTTCTGGGCGCTCAATGAAATATCACGACCCGATTACCTTGGAAAAATTGCGCTCAATGCGCAAACGCGAATATAGAACAGAACAAAATGCTGAACGCATCATGGCTGGGCGTAAGCCTCGCCGTCGTCTTTTAACCAGGATGCAAGGCTGATGCGCGGCATACAAATACGGTCTGACTTGACGATTGGTCGGGAGAATCCTCAACGAGAGTACGGCTCCAGCATTTTGAATGCTTGGGTTGCCGAACGCAAACTCACCCAAAAGCCAGCACCAACAAGCAAGGCAGGCCGTAGCCGAACAAGAAATTATGCAGCCGCTGCATCAAGCCGTTTGAATACAGGCTGGGGCAGCCAGCCATCACCAGCTAATTGGCATATTTGGCAGGGGCTGCAATCACTTCGCGCTCGCTCACGTGAGCAATATCGAAACAATGATTATGCACGGCGTTTTATTGCCATGTGTAAATCCAATATTGTCGGGCCGCAAGGCATTATTATGCAAAGCAAGGCTGCTGATGCAGGCGGTACTGCTGATAAGCTTGCTCAGAACGCGATTGAATCAACGTGGCAGGAATGGTCGCGTTATTGTGATGCGTCGGGTCGCATGACTTTAACTGAAATGTGCCGTTTGATTGTGGCAACGGTAGCGATTGATGGTGAATGCCTGGTGCGTCGTATTTCAGCAGGTCCTTATGGCTTCCAGCTTAAATTGATTGATCCTGAACGTTTGGACATTCGTTTTAATGAAACACGCAGCAATGGCCATCGTGTGCATATGGGCGTGGAAATGGATCAGCATGGTAAGCATGTTGCCTATTATTTGTTGGATGAGGCCGATGATGTGCATCGCTCTAGTTATTACACGGGCAAGCATATTCGCGTTCCAGCCGATGAAATGCGGCATTTATTCTTACCTGAAATGATTGATCAAACACGCGGCGTACCATGGATGGCATCGGCGCTTGTGCGCATGAAGAATTTACATGGTTATGAAGAGGCAGCGGTGATTGCGGCACGTATCGGCGCATCCAAGATGGGCTTTTTTACGGCGGCGGACGGCGAAGGCGCAGGAGCCTTGGCAGATGATGAAACCATTGATGGTGAATTTATCCAAGATGCTGAACCTGGTGCCTTTGAAGTATTGCCGGAAGGCTATGATTTTACTTCCTTTAATCCTGATTATCCACACCAACAATTTGCTGATTTTATCAAAGCCACCTTGCGCGGTGTCGCATCTGGACTGGGCGTAGCTTACAACGGCTTGGCCAATGATTTGGAAGGTGTGAACTACTCATCAATTCGTGCTGGTGTTTTGGAAGAGCGTGAGCAGTGGAAGAGCTTGCAGACATGGCTGATAGATAGCTTTATGCGCCCTGTTTTTGAATCTTGGCTCGATACGCAATTGGCGATTGGCACGATTCGCGTGCCTTCAAAGAATGGCGCAGCTGTGCCATTACCAGCCAATCGTTTTGAGAAGTTTCGCCAGGTGTCGTTCCAACCCCGCCGTTGGGCTTGGGTTGACCCATTAAAAGATATGAATGCCAATGCCAAAGGAATTGAGCTGATGCTTAAATCGCGCTCGGAAATCATCCGTGATATGGGGCGTGATCCTGATGAAGTGTGGGCTGAAATTGCCCGTGAAAAAGTAGCATTAGAAACGCTTGGCATTTCAGCTGCAGAGGTTGATTTAAAAATGAAATCCATGATGAAGCAGGTTGATTCTGAAATGCTACAGGAGCTGCATGATGATTAAGATTAAAAAAGATATTCAACAGCGAATGCAATCAGAAATGATGCATCGTGAGTTTGGTTTTGAACAGCGCTCAATTGATGAGGAAGCACGCACCGTCGAGCTGGCATTTTCAAGTGAAGCACCTTATGAGCGTTGGTTTGGTATTGAAATTCTTGATCATAAGCCTGAATCAGTGGATATGTCGCGCATGATTGATGGCGCAGCATTGTTGATGGATCACTCGCACCGAGATCAAGTTGGTGTGGTGCAATCAGCGCGCATTGATAGTGATGGTGTGGGCCGTGCGATTGTGAAGTTTTCACGCTCTAAGCATGCGCAAGAAATCTTTCAGGATGTGCTTGATGGTATTCGCACCAAGGTTTCAGTGGGTTATAAAATCCACGAAGCACAACTCGAAAAAACAGGCGATGAAGGTGATACCTATCGCATGACCAAGTGGGAGCCGTTTGAGGTTTCTTTGGTATCAGTACCAGCTGACCCTTCGGTCGGTGTTGGTCGTTCAGTTTCGTCAGCAGACGAAGAAAAGGCAGGCGCTATGCCTGAAACCCTAATAAAAAAGGAGGTTGTTATGCCACAAGGTAAAGACAACGAAAATAAGGCAGCGCCAGTGATTGATCTGGAAGCTGCTCGCAGTGAAGCACGTACGGATGCGATTCAATCAGAACGCACCCGCACGCAAGATATCGAAGCGATTGCACAACGCGCAGCAGCAGCATTAAAAGGCGGCGAAGTTGCATTGGCACGCGAAGCGATTGCATCCGGTAAAAGCGTCGATGCTTTCCGCGAAGCCATTTTGGACAAGATGAATGAGCGTTCATCTGATCAGCGCAGCCCATTGTGTTTGACTGATGCTGAAGTACAAGCCTTTTCATTCCAGCGTTTGCTATTAGCAGCGGCTACCAATGATTATTCTCAAGCTGGATTTGAGCGTGATGTGTGTGCGGCAACGGCGCAACGCATGGGTGGCAAACATAAAGGTATTATGGTGCCAACGGATGTATTGAGCCGTGCTGTGACAACGACTGTTTCAGCATCAACGATTCAAACCGATGTTTTGTCTTCAAGCTTTATCGATTTACTTCGCGCTAAAATGAAAGTGCGTGGTATGGGTGCAACTGTTTTGGGGGGCTTAGAAGGTAATATCTCTATTCCTCGTCAGTCAGCAGGTGCAGGTGCGTTTTGGGTTGCTGAAGGTGGTCAACCAACAACTAATGACCAAACATTTGATAGCGTCAGCCTAAGCCCTAAAGGTGTAGCTGCATTGACGCAAACCACGATGCAAAACTTGATGCAATCAAGCGTTGATATGGAAGCCTTTATCCGTCGTGATTTGGCGACGGCTTTGGCTTTGGCGATTGATTTAGCAGCTATTGGCGGCACAGGTGCTGGCAATCAGCCAACTGGTATTCTGAACACTGCGGGTATCGGCTCTGTAGCGATGGGCACCAATGGCGCGGCGTTGACGAATGTTGATCAGCTTATTGCTTTGGAAACATTGGTGGCTGATTCAGATGCTGATGGCGATGCCATGGCCTACTTGACCAATGCACGTGTAGTTGGTGCTTTGAAAGCCTTGAAGTCAACAACGGGCGAATATCTATTCCATAATGCGATTAATGATGCACCTGGTGCAGTTGGTTCGGCTAATGGATATAACGTTATTCGCAGCAATCAAGTTTCCAAAACTGGCACGAAGGGCACTGGCACAGGCTTGTCGTCATTGTTGTTTGGTAACTGGTCTGACTTGTTCATTGGTGAATGGGGCGCTTTGAATCTTCAAGTGGATCCTTATTCAGCAGGCGTAGGCAATATCAAGATTTCTGCATTGCAGTTTGTTGATTGCGGTGTTCGTCATCCTGAAAGCTTTGCAGCTATTACGGATATTATCGCTTAATGATTGATGGGGAGGCGTAAGCCTCCCC